TATATACAGGTATACAGGATCGATAAATTCAGGTGTGATAGAAATTACAGCTTTATCGGCTAATATAATGTTTTTAAGATTTTCTTTTAATGTTGAAGAAATAGCATAACCGTTATATGGTTTTAACGAAATAAGAACTTTGCCATAATACGGTGGGTCATTAGTTTCACCACCCCATACAATTACTGACTCAGCCTCTGTAATTTGTGACTTAATGTATGATTCGTAATCACCAGTTGTTATTAGACGATTTTTTGAAGCATTAAACTTCGGTGCATTAAACTTAATAGAAGTAATTGACTCTTGATCAGCACCACCTGTTGAATTACTATTAACTGTAATTGCAATATCACCTGAACCACCGATTGTACCACCAGAAGCAAAAGATTGATCAATACTGTTAGATACATTTACCGCAGTACCAGATACCTCTAGATAGCGCATCGTAATAATGTTACCAGCCGCAAGGGACTTACTTATCACATTATCACCAAAATAAATTTGATACTTACCTAGCGGATTTTGTTCCAGGTAAAATACTTTACTAGAACTTGTTAGGTTGGAAATATCAGTTGCTAACGTATAAGATGTAGTTGTGGTATCAGTTGCAGATGTTTGAACTATAACCTGTAATGTTGTAGTATCTACCTGTAAAGAAGGTATTTCATATTTTGCATCAGGTGTTGTATCAGTAACTACGTACCTGAATGAACTTAACTTACCTTCTGTTACATCAATATTTGAAAACAAATAGTTGGTACCTGAGCGCGTTGCAGTATGAGATGATAGCGTTAAGAAGGTATAAGGTGTACCACCCACGGTAGAAGTAAACTCAGTATACTTATCCATAGTAAGAGTAGCTGGTAAACCAGTAGGATTTGTTATTGTAATATCCAGATTGGCGACTGCTCCTCTTACCGATCTAGGCGTATACCCTAAATGCTTGGCAATAGAAACAGCAGAAGATCTTTTTACTGCGGAATCTAAGAACATTTCGTTCATAAGCATATTTGACAAATATGCATTATAGTGAGTATTGTATGCTAAAATGTCTATTAAAACAGATAGACTTGAACCTTCAAAATCATAGTCTGTAAACTGAGACTGACTTTTAAGATAGGATTTTAAATTGGTTTTGATCTGATCAAAATCCAGCTCAGAAATTCTTAGGTTAGACATTATCTTACTCTTGTTATAACGGTTGTTAGGGTGATCGGTCTATCGGAATTATTAAGTCTAAAAATTAAATCACAAGTAATGTCATTGTTATCGACTCTCTCACGAATCTTAACATCTAAAATAGTCACCCTAGGCTCAAACTTATTAATAGTATCAAATATAGTTTTTTTCATAACCTGTGCAGTCACAGGATTAAAGTTTTCAAATAGCAACGCATGAATCTGGCATCCAATCTCAGGGTGAAAAGGACGCTCATAGTGTCTCGTAGAAATTAAATTCCTAAGGGATTGCTTAACAGCTTCTTCATCATTTTTTACCGTGACATCAGCTGTGACTGGATGCTTAGTAAAAAGTAGATTGAAATCGGTAAATTGACGGGTATTTCTAGTAGCCATATGTATATTTATGTTAGCCGGCGAACGTGTCGGAGCTGCTTTGAGCAATAGAATCGTTTCTTGTATCTTTATCACCTAGACGGCAAACACCTTTACCGTTAGCGAAAACTTTTGTACTACCACCTACCATTGTATCATTTCTAGTATCTTTATCGCCAATACGGACTATACCTTTACCATTAACGAAGACAGAAGAGCTTCCATTATTCTTAGTATCGTTTCTGGTGTCTTTGTCACCAATTCTTGAAATACCTGCCATTATGCTAAGTTAGTTAAACCATCAGAATGTTTCTTGTGGTTAAAGAAAGTTAAAACTTGTGTTCTATTCTTCTCAACGGAATAAGAAACGTGAATCCAAGGGTTGTTTGTATAATTGCAAAACTCAAGAATTAACTGATCGTACTTGAGTACCCTGGCGAGGTTAGCGGCAATTGTATAGTACTCCGCTTTTGAAGCCCCTTTAAATTGAATATCAACGCCTTGCCCTTTAGGGTGCTGGGATGTTTTAGCATTAGACGCATTACCAGGGTCTCTAAATGCAGACGTTACAAACATATTAGGGTACAGTTTTTTAACTGGTTCTAATACATTTAGCGCAATCGCTTGTAAATTATAGACTAAATCCCCGTATGTATAACCACTATGAGCCACAACTGCGTCATGAGTTACACCAGCCTTACTAGAAAGCATTTCAAGTGTAAAGTTAGGAGATAGGTTATAGTTACCTGGTAGTGCAGTTTTACTCTTCAAACCAATATCCGGTTCTACAAAATCACGCTGAATAGACTCTACGGACTGTGAATCAACTGCTACGGGGCTGGCTGACATACCAGCGGCATTAGCAAAACCTTCACTAATAATAATATTCTTTTGATCTATTTGTTCTTGTGTTGTAGAGGCTTCTTCTTCAAGTAATAAAGATCTATTGTCTGCCAATGTCATCGATTGAGGGTCTTTAAGATCAATAGCTATAATATCTTTTCTACCTGAAAGTATACCGATATTAGAACCAGTTGCTTTTGTCGCTTCTTCGCTACCGGTCGATTCATTTGCAACACCAGACTGTAGTTGTGTATCGCTACCATCAAGAGCAACAGAGCCAGTACTTGTTACGCTAACTTGGTCAACGCCTTGTAAGAATAGTTCCGTACCTGCTTTAATATTAAGAGCTTCTAAAGTCTCATTATATGCATTAGTTGCCAAAGTATAGAGATCAACCGTTTCAGTATGAATACCTAAACCGGATTTTAAATGCATTTGTTCAGTAGCATACAAGGCAAGTATTGTATTAGAGGAAATATTCATATTGCTGTATGCTTGAATATTTACTTTATCACTTGTAATGTTAAACTCTTCTACAGCCGATAGATTAAACGTACCGCCGGCCTGAGCAGTAATATCATTATGACAGGTGAGGTTAGTATCACCTTCTACTTCGATATTTGCATCATTGCCAACAAATATATTACAAGCACCGTTAACAGAAATGTCTGCACGGCCTGCGATAGCAATTTTACCATTACGGTCTATAATTTCATAGGATGAACCTTTTGCTCTCTTAACAATTGACCCGTTTGAATCAATTTCAACAAAGGTACCTGATCTGTGGTATATGTGAAGTCGCTCTGAGCCCGGTGTATCATCTACTTCGATAATGTGACCGGATTCTGTTTGAGTAACTTTGTTATAAGGGTACTTAGCACGATATGGTGATTCAGGCTGATCCCATGCATCTCCACCTGGTAGCTTTGCACCGATTAATCTCTCTTTGTTCTTGTCTTGAATAACGGTACCACCAGCAACATCCCCTGTAGCTAGTTTATTAGTTTCCGCAATACCTGCATATTCTTTAGTAGGGTAGTTAGCAGTAGGGTCGGTAAAACCTTTTTCAACAACAACAAGCTTTTCTTGATTTTCAGCTGAATTAATATCGAAACGTTTTGCTTCAACCAACGCTTGTCCGGCAATGTTAGTTGAAAATTGTTTGTCAATTGCATCTAATGCTTGATTAGAAGATAAGGTACCAAATGCCTGGTCGATGCTACTAACTATAGGATTTTTAACTTGCCCTCGATTAAAAATAGCATCAGAAAAACCACCAAGTGCGGTGCTGATAGATTTGTTTATTGACGGGGTAAGTGTTTGAACTAAGGTTGCACCTAAAGCAGCAAAATTAATAATACCAAGTTTATCTTTAGGTAATACTAGTTTTAATTCATTCAATAACTGCGTTACAACTTTATCAGTAATTTGAGATGAAAGTTGAGTTTGAATTAACCCACCTAAGTTATTAGTAATATCAATTGGGCTTTGATTACCGGTTAAAATATTAACAGGGTTTATATTACCAATTAACTTCTTGGGTATATCATTAATTTTAAAATTGGCTGCCTTATTAACATCCTGTACAATTGAGGATGCAGTAGTCTCGGCTACTCTTGAAATAATAGCTTTTAATGTTGAGTTAGGTACCTTAACGCCAAGCGCATTAAGCTTGGTGAAAATAGTGTTTTCTAAAACACCAGAAACTTGAGTTAGAATTAAAGATTTCATTATTTAATTAATTTTAGTAAAGCTGTTTTTTCACTTTGATAACGAGATTTAACACCATTGCGAATACTTTCAGAGCTAGATTTAAATAATGTATCAACGTTTTTAATTTTCCATTCGCTAACCAATGTGACAATATCGCTATCTGTTAGCTGACTCTTACCTGTTAGCGTTTCTTTAAATGCAGATATGTTTGCAGGTCCAAATTGTACTGCACCTGACCAGATTAAATCTTGAACGGCTGGTCCATAACTTGTCATATCTAAACCTATACGTTGTAAGTTAGCAAATGCAACGTCATAATATTTACGTTTTACATACTCGTGTTGATCATCTTTAAACTCATTGGGGAACGAAGATGCAATTTCCTTCCATTTAGCATCAAACGCAGCAGTTGCAGGCTCTAACCCAGCAAACTTGTCTTTAAACTTGGAATTTTTTAAGTATTGTAATACAGGTGAGTTCTTAGCAGAAGGTCTTGCTCTACCATCGGCCATTGTTGCGGGTAAGTAAGATGCAAACTGATATGTACCATACGATGCCCCGCCTAGATCTCCGTTTGCCTTACCTGTGTATTCATTAATAACACCAGGGCCTTTTCCGCCTGATTCATATTTTTCAGACGTCTGACCTAGCTCCCAACCTTCGACAGTTGGGGTACCAGCTCTTACCGGTTCCCCAGAACCATCTAGTACAGGGTTACCAGACCCGTCTTTTAAAACACCATCGTTCGGATTGGTAACCGGTGCTGGCTCAGTTGTCTGACTGAATGCTTTTTTAGCTGCTTTAGTTGCAATTGTACCAAAGATAGCAGGTTGTTGCATGTCTTCTCCATCTAAGAAGAAACCAATGACCCATGTACCTTCTACTGGACCTAATGGTGAAGAACCAATACCAGAGATTGCAGCCGATGTAATGGGCTGTATAGGTGTTGCCCAGGGTAGATCTTTTGTAGGTAAGATCTGCTTACTATCGGTATGATAACCGAAAATTCTAACCTTACATCTACCCATCTTCTCTGGATCCATGCGGTCTTCTACAACCCCAATCCACCAATTAAAACCGTCTCTGTTAAAAATCTTTTGCATACTTAAGCCCTATTATCACTTTCCTTATCTACATACAAGGAATCTTTAATTACTTCCATTGTCATAGAATGTTCATTTTTATTTACTTTGTGGCGAATTGCTGTAATCAAATAATAACCGGAATATAATTTATCCTGTGCTGTAGACTCAGTATCAGTTTCGTCACTGGGACCTAAAGAAGGGTATTCAAAGTAAATAATTCTTCCTACTTCGGCATCTGTACGACCGGGTACAG